GGGCCCCGCTCCGCACACCGTCGGAGCTTAGCAGCGATCTCCTCGAAATACTCGGGACCGTGCAGCGCCGACTCGATGGCCACAGAGCGGAAAATATCTGTGAATTGGTCGCTACGTGTCACGGCCTTAGACGGCATGTACACAAAGAGAGACTTCGTGATAGCCTTCTTGGCGAGCGGACCTGTCCAGATACCTCCTTTGAGGCCTTGCCAACCTTTCTCGCGGAAAACAAACCCTCGCTTTAGGAAGTCTACCTCGGAGAGGTCTTGGTACTCAACAGTACCTTCTTCCTTCGTAGCAAGAGTATACTTGATTCCGTGAGCAGCGAAATACTCCTGAATGCCACAGTGCGGGAAGTGAACTCCCGGCGCAACACCAGCAATGGAGTCGTCGCCAAACGTCATTAGAGCAACGCTCTTCTTGAACGCTCCTGGCTTAAGGTGTGGATTCATAGCGTAAAACGCACACCTGTAGTAAAGCGAGTTGGCGACACTGTTCACAAAGGTTGTCAGCGGGTGACCACTGGGATTCGATCCACTGAATTGCCAAACCTCATTCTTCACAATGACAACGGGCCTAACAATGTCGTGGAACAATCCAGCAATCACGTTGATGTCCTCTTGCGAGTACCCAACGAGCTTGGCTACATGAATGTAAAACAAGCAAACCTGTTGCATGACCTCGTTAGAGATGCACAGGTCGAACGATGAGTAATCTCCCGCAAGTACGCGGTCGGTCTTACCCTTCATCATCTCGATCATCCTCTGGGCCATACGGTTCCAGAAGAGACCGTGAGCGTTTGCTCCTAGAGCACACTCAAAAGAGAATGGGTAAGTCTGAATAAGAGCGTTGATCGCTCCCATGTACTTTCGCGATAGGATAAGTGCGGCGAGCTGTCCTACTCCAAAAATGCGCATTTTACTACGCGCTTTTTCAACGGAGACGGGCTCGTCCTTCTGCGCGGCTCTGAAAACCCAGCTGCAGGATTGACCTGCTCTAAGCTTCGCTTCAGCCTCGCGGACCTCGGCGGCTAGCTGCTCACCCATTACTGGAATGATTTGCTTACCTGTGTCGACCATAACCATGAGCGACTCCTTGGTCTTGCACTTGTACCCGAAACCAGGGGATGTCTTAAGGTTCAGACGATCGATGATGGCCAATGGGCCCTCTAGAACGCCTGCAACAGCCTCCTGGTCAGTGAGGACACGAACATTGTTCATCGCCCACTCCTTGATATCAGGGTGTTCGATGATCAGCTCGTAATCCTCACGTGCGGAAACAAGATCATCAGTCGGAATGGTGCATTGACCCACCCGCTTGATGAAATTGGCTTGATGGGCTGCGTTAGTTCCCATAAGCGGCTTTGAGAACGGATTCGTCTCATAGCCGAAGTCCTCAAGTGACTCCTCCACGAAAGGAGTGTCTGTCACTGATGACTTGAACTTGCGCCCACTTGCAGCGCCAGCGATGACGCCAGCACACACAGCACTGCCCACAAGAGGATTCATATCTGAATACATTGGAGTATACATCTCAGCCTCCTCTAATGGGTTGTCGAAACGTACCTCGATAGGCGTTGTCTCCACCGCTGCGGTGGGAGCTACCCTCGAAGTAAGTTCGGCTTTGGCACGATCAAAAGCTTCACGTGTCAACCTAGTCAGAAAACACGTTCCGTTGGTCGTACCCTTGCGTAAACCTGCAACATGGATACCAACCAGAAACTGTTGTCCTGGGGTATTCGAAATCACAGGCATGCCACAATGTCCTTGGTCCGAGTAGCCGGTGTAGACATACCCATTCATAGAGTACATCTTATCCCGGCCGTCAACGTAACGAAAATCTTTACGGGAAATGCCAACCACATTGGTGACAACATCACCCTCGAACCGGCGACCATGCCCAGAGAACTGGGATGCGCTGGGTGGAAGGTAGTCCACGCAAGACTTCGGAATCTCGGCGAAAGGTAGCCAGATGAATGCCAAATCACTTTCTTCATGAATAACAATCTGAGAGCGACTCACGTGGTAGTTGCGCCTATCAACCTCAATCATAAAATTAGGTCCGATGTCTAGCGCCTCCGCCACAACATGACTCGCGAGAGTACAAATCTGGCCATCTACCATGAACATATGTGTGAAACACGTATTACCATTGGCAGCAATGAGCTTCACCCGCTCTACGCATCGTTGCATGTGGGATGCCATATCACCACTACGCACACTGCGGTTCTTCGAACTAAAAGAGAAAGGTTTATCCCATGTGCTATCCCCTGACAACACGCTTGCGATAACGCCTTCAGCAACAGGCAACAAGAACCTCTTCTGGATAAAACCAGTAGTCATCTTAAGTGCCTTGAAACCAAGAACAGCCGCGGCAACTTTGACGCCATCGCGTACAAAGTGCTCGGGCATAGTTGGGGGTGTTTCGGTCTCTTTAAACCAATACACCACACCACTTATCGCCACCGCCATAGCTAGCGCAAATGAGTAGTTACCACTCGCGATAGCGATGTTGAAAAGCAGAAAAGCGACACCACATAAAATGTACAAACGCAACCTGCGCGTCTTGCGGCGCACACTGCCCACTGTGTAGTAATGAGCTGTGTCGGCGATGTACTTGATGTCCGCTTTGTAGTTGGAGACTTCTTTCTTCACACACTCCGCGACCGTGTCAGAGAAAATCCACGCATAGCCTTTTTCTACAAAAACTTTGGTGAACTCTCCCCAGCTTTCTGGGCAGAGGCTGCGAATGAACGCCAACACCGCACGCAACTTAGCGAGCTTGCTGGTCTGATCGTCCAGCGTGGTCTCAGCGACACCAACTTCCTCGCGTTTACGAAAACACAGGTACGCAGCGATAGCCAGCGCGCCCACGTAATGTAACTTCGAGGGTTGCCATTCTTTGCATAGCACCATGAAATTCAAAGCATCCATAAGCAGCACGTCGATGTTAAACGGAGATTCGTCATCACTGGCGATTCTCGCGTCAAGCACGTCCAACCACATACTGAGAAGGGTCATAGCGGCTTTGTTAGAGTCAATGAACTCATGGATAAGACCACCAACGTGTGTATCACGAGTCTTCTCGATCATGAATGAACACATCGCTCCAAATGCCTTCCTGAGAGCTGGCACTTGCAACAGGAGGAGTAAAGTCCCCCCTGTGGCGGCAGTTGTCCAAGCACTCTCAGCTTTTGGGAGCTGGTCACGAGTGGTCCTACGTAAGTGGTAAAAACCGATCACGGCACCAACGGCACACAACGCTGCGATACCCATGTTCTTAGCGCTCTGCCGCTCAATAAATGAGACAGCATCGTGAAGCTTGAGCAATAGGCTAGCCTCCAAATCAACAAGAGGCTTCGCAGTGGGCAGCTCTTCACTCGCAATGAAGTCGGCTGCTTCGTTGTAAGCGGCGGCAGTGTCAGCGTCGATCTCCTCGGTCATCTCACTTGTAAAGATGATGCGCTTGATAGCGCGAGAAATGCGTTCGCGCAAGTTAAGCACGTCCGCAACCTGATCTTCGACTGACACAGACTCTGGCTCTTGCTGAAGTACGGCGGGTAATACACCACACCGTTCCATCATCTCAGGGCCAGCTTCTTCGAGAGCACACTCATAGCAATAGTTAGGATTGCTCATATGAGGGCACTTGCTGGGACTGCAAAGCGCTTCTTGCTGCGCCTTGTGAGTCACAAAAGCGTACATGGAGTACTCGATAAACTCAGAAAACGTCAGCGCCTTGCACTCACGTGCGGATTCTGACTGCCCTCTGATCGGGTAAGTCTTGTACACTTGGCCCGACTCCCAGCGATCGTAAACATCGAACCGCCACCGCTTGGTCCACTTTGCAGTGCTAGGGACCTCGGGGTCTAGCCAGATCTCCACGAAACCGAAGGTATTAAGCCGACGGAAAATCGCATCTGGGGAGTTGTAAGCCTTTTGGCTACACCCTGCACAAGGGGAGTTGGACGTAACAGCCACGATCTCAATGTTACCGTAGTTGAACAAGCCCTTCTCTGTGACTTCAGCGCGGAGGACATCTAAGTTCTCGTTGTTCACGATACGAAGAATGCTGTCCAACTCCTTGCTGCGCTCCTTAGCGTCAGGGTTCTGGCCTACGTCATCAAAGATAATACCGCGAGCCGACGGGTCGTAGTTGTCGTCAAAATCGCTTCTACCGTTGAAAACGTACTTGAAATTGTCAGGGCAAACCTTGAACCCGCACATAGTCTTGGCATACAAGTCCATCATGGCGTTAGCAACAAAGGTCTTGCCCACACCCGGTTTGCCGTGGAGAACCATGGCAATCGGCTGGGGCTTGCTGCGCCCGACGTCGGTGGTACGAATGTAAGCGGATCTTTGCAGAATAATCTGCGCTGCCATCGCGTCCTCACGACGGGCCGTACTAGCCTTATCGGTCTTAGTAGGCCGCATGGCGATTGCGATTCTGTTTTGCAACGAACGCAACGTCATGTCGTAAGTCTTCGAATTCCACTGGCCATTCTCAAACACCTCTGTAGTGCTGTAACGAGCGCTAGCATGGTGAGAAAGAATCTTGGCCACTTCGACCATCTTCATCGTTTCCAAGTTGCGGTTGAACTTCGTCACATCAGCTTCCCACGCAGCTTTGAGTGCGCTAAGCGTACCCATGCTGGTGAGAACTTTGTCGATTACAGAAGTCTCCGTAACAAGGTTACGTACAATGCCCTTGGCGGGCACTTCGGCTAGCCCCTTGAGACGGGGGTTGTTCTCGAGAAAAGCGTGAATGAACTCCTCACCACCAGTCTCACGTAAAATGAGATTAATGATGCCAGACCACTCATCGTAGTTCTTGAGCAAGCCCTTGGCAGTCTCGGATTTAATCCAAGGTCCACCTTCAGCTCTGGCGAGCTTGGGAGCTTGTTTCCTAGCCTTCTTCTCAAGCTTCTTGAGTTCTTTGGATGGAACACCCGTCCGAACCTGTTCAAACCTGAGTAGCTTGATGCGCTGTTGCTGGCGTTCCAGCTTCTTGGATACTTTCGAAGTAACCTCCAAGTTGGCGGTCTTCTCCTTCACCTCTTTAGTGAGAGATGCGACAGCTTTTCCAGCACGCGCAGCGCGCGCGTGCACCCTCCTGTAGTGTGCTTCAAAGGCAGCAAAAGCACGCATGTTCCGTCGGACCATGTGATTAAGCTGCACGTTGCGGCGTTCCCACGAGGTGGTGTGAGTGTAGGCATCCATGTAACGGTTCCACCACTCGAGGCTTCGAGAATACTCTTGGCCTTCCCAGTTGAAACGAGTCAAAAGAAACGAATCAATTATGGGTTCGGGTTGCGCGAGGGCCCAAGCGGGGACAAACTGCTCCGTGCGCTGTGCATCCGCACAGCGAGGACGGAACCGTTGTCGCTCCTTAGTCTTCAAGGCCTTCCTCTTAGAGGATGGCACTTTGTGAAACTTTTTGACCTCCTTACGCTCCTTTTTGGTAGGCTCGGCTTTCCAAGATCCTTTATGGAAGCCGTCCTCTCTGTTTACAAAGGGGGTAGATGTTTTACTGACGTCTCCGTCCAGGACATTATCGCGCCCTGATTCGTTACCTACTAGATTTACATCGTTCGGGCGAATTACGTCATTCTTGACTTCACTGCATACGGCAGGAGCGGCCCTGGGAGATTGAATTCCCGCACTGTTTTGAGAGTCCAGTGACGACTCAAAACTCATGATTGAGCTTAATGGCAACATCTTTAAAGGACGATGTGCGATCCTTACCCTACGACTAGGGCTGACTCGGTTAACCTTCCACCGAGTTGAGGGCGTTGGTATCCATATTCACTGGACAGCCACAGGGGCACACACTTATTACGCAGGTGTGTTTTGAGTCACTATCACAAATACATATAGATGCGGCATGAATACAGATATGCCAGGTTGATAATCTGGCTTAATATACAACAAACATGTGTAACAACACAAATATAGTTTTGTCTTTATCGACAATCCTAGCAACGGCACCGGCTAAAGTGTCGCGTGTATCGTCCAATAACATGGCTACGTTTAAAGAGGTAGCAACTCTGTGACGGCTTCCCACCCGTCCGGATCTAGATAATAATAACTAGATGACATGGCTACGTGCTGTCGAAGCACGCGCCGCCTAAACATCGTTGTAAGGTCTAGGTCTTATTGACAGTAACCAACTGTCACAAAGTCTGTAGATGACTGATTCTACACACTAGGAGACTAATTTCTATTATAGAAACTAGGACACCAAGGGTCATAAGGTGTCAAAAATCCCCAACAATGAAGAGGGGTCCGCCCAAATGAATGGTCGGGACAGCAAATGAATGCTGACATAGTTGTTTATAATCGAAATTTAAGACAGAGTATATAAATCTCTCGTCAATGATTCTGCGCAGGTTTGCACCTGCGCAGAA